GCACACCTTGCATCACTCAAAATATTGAAGGGTTCGCAACTTGCACTGATGATTAGCACCTACCCAAGTTCAACAAATCCAACACAAGTTTCTGTACCAAGCGAGACCGCAATTACAGCCGATACCATTGCATCAACAAACGTAATTACACAGAGGCAGGTAGCACCTCTTCCAAACACATCATTGCTACCACGAGAAGTACGTATCGCAGATAGCGTACTGGAAGACAGCACACAACGTCTCCCACGATGGACAGTCGCACCAGTGCAGTTTATAGCGAATCCACTCACGTCAACCGATCTGGCAACAGTCATAATCGAAGCTGCAATCAAAGCTAACATGAACCTTGGCCGTGCAGATAACACCGTACTGAATGGTATGCTCGCTCTTGACATGGCCCAAGTGGCAAGACAGAAAGCATTTTACGGGTTGTGTATGGATCAGTGTATCATCAAATTGGCTGCACTACATAGGATACTGGCATGGTTAGCACCAACAAACCTACTACCATTAACTCAATTGTCAGTTATCGATCAGAACACATTGCCAGACATGACTGTCGATGTATTCACCGTGGCACCAAACGTCTCTACCGTTTTTGGAGAAACATGTGGCGGGGCGACATCACTCTTCCCAGGTTCCAACCAGGCTGGTTCACTCGCATTTCATCTATGTTACGAGTCCGTTGCACCCGAAAGGAAAGCATTTGCAATTTTTATCCCCGCTGGATTCTTCTTCCTTGATGAAAATATCGACCCAGGGCAGATGATCAGTTTGTTTGTGTTCATGTGGGCAAACTGGCCAAACGCACTATGGTGTATTCTCGCAAATACCACTGACGCTGCTGGCCTGCATGCTGCAGTGCAAACATATGTGCATTTGGCATCTCTAATCGACATTGCAGGACAAATGGACTTGGATTTCATCCTCCCTAGACGAACAACGGCACAAAACCCTACAACACAACCACAGGCAAACGAACGAGTTATGATGCAACCAGAAACTGGACCGACACCTAGCACATCTCTAGCCGCAAGCACACCAATCGACATCTCTTACGTAGCCGCGGGCGGTGCAGGGATCAACAGAATCAATCTGTGCGAATACCTCTACACATGGTCACAAACATGGGATATCACAACACTTGCTATTTTCCTCGGACGATTGTCAAATATAGTGCAAGTTACACAATCACTCGAACGCGTCTCGGACATCTTAGACAATATTACCTCGGTTACTCCTTCACAAATTGTTCTCGATCCGGGAACAACACCTCAGACTCCCTTCGCGCCGAATAGTGATGGTCAATGGCTGTACGCAACTCCAAATGGGGTACAAAGGGTCTTGACAACGGTCAACTGGCCACAAACAACAAACACAAGGTCGGATTGGTTGATAAACTCAACAGATATACTAGCATGGAACAAAGTCGCCCTGGAACTGGCAACATTTGCAGAGGACGCAACAACCGACGAACTACTGCCCGAGTGGGTGGGTGAACCAAGAGCCGCTTTTTGGGACCAGCTTAGATCAATTGCCATGCATGTCACATGGTCAAGCCACTACAACAACATCGGATTTGACGCTAGTACATGGGACTCCGCATATGCCAACACGAACATGCCAGAATTCAGGAAACAGGTCAGAGGTTATTACGCGATGGGAAGCGACGCAGATCGTACACAGAGAAACGCGAGGTATGGACCAATGATGGCGGACTATTATGCATCATTGTGGGAAAGAAGATTGGGATATGTAAAAGGAAAAGACACACTGATCACTGTGTTTGACTGTATGTCACCACCACGAGGAACACATGACACTGTGTGTGATGTAACGGGCATTGTAATTGAAGACTTTTGTCCATCGACAGTCACCGATGTCTTTTGTCAGTTTTTTGCCAAACTACCAAAGTGGCAAGCCTCTTTTCCTCTACCAAACGGCCCCGATTCAACAGTTGGCTATTCAAAAGGGTTGGATAACATCTTACTCCCCGGGACGACTCTATTCAGTGGCTTTGGCGATAAGGAATACAACAAGCCAGCCCTAAAAGCAAATGAAACACCAGACTTGAGCGATGAATACCGCTGGAACAACAGGCTTCTCATGGTTGCAGGCGATGCACAGCTCTGGTACATTAACGGAGCAGCGGCGGTGAATCAAGAACCAGTATTTAGCTTTCCGCAAAGCCGACTAATACCACAACAACCGTTCCTTGACACACACGCGACAGGTTTTTTGATGTGCAATTCATGTGCATTTCCAACGACAGACGAAAACGGCAACTTAGTATTCGCAGCAACAACCAAAGCTAACAGCAATTTTGTTCGAAAGGCTATGGTACGTGTTTCACGACTCAGTCTGCCCGCATGGCAAATAGGCGAGAATGTCGCAAACGAAGACTTATTGGCCACCGACACAACAGAATCGGCGAGTGCTTTCGCAAAGATGGCATACAAGGGTTCGGGAAAAGTACAATCTCTCTCATTGGATCAGGAGCCTATGAGGGAGTCATCCGTCGCTCTGTAGAAGAGCAACTCCTGGCTAGCAATTACACCAAATTTGCTCAATGGTCAAAGTCAATAGCATATTATGCCAACGAGGACTGGTCAATCCAAGACTTATCTCGAATAATTGCTGCGGCGCGACTTGGACTTGAGCCAAATGAGGCCGACGTCGCATGGCTACGAAAGAAGACGACACTACTTCCACCGCAACATCAGACAATGTTGGATGAAAAGTGGTTAATTCGTTTTCGACCCGAAACTAAGCCCATGCCATTGCAAATAAAGCCAGACAAATTATTAAAGAGCGTGCAAAGCGGTAACTTTAACGACGACGAATTCAAAGAACTGTTTCCTCCACGAACAGATACAGATCTAGCAATTCGGCGCGGTCGAGCACACACGGTCTACAATTTATACAAAAAAACAAAACGAACCAGCGAGTGGGAATACTGGATACCAAAGCTGGTCAATCTTGACTACATCACTGTATGCATACTAATGTTGTGTGAACACATCCATACGAAGTGGTTATGGTTCTGGAACCGAATGCAATGTCTGACTTCTCTGGACGATCTACAGACTGCGACAAAGTGGGTGAGTGACAAACTGAAAAAAGGTCGAACCACCATGAAAATGCGTCTAAGATATTGTGAGGCCGGAGGAGTGTCTGGGTACCGAAACCCTCCTTTTGGCAAATTTGACTTCCTAGAAGAGTCACGTAAACTTGCTGAGGCGGGCGAGGAACATGGCCTACTGGGCACGGACTGGCTCGAGCTATTCACGAGACATGCGATCGAGGTTCAAGGACTAAGCGCTCCAAAGAGTGTTGAGTTCATGACATTAGAGCAATTCATCGAAAGTGACCTTGCCATGACCGGGGGTTCGTCAACCTTTGGTAAAGTTGAATGGGAGTTTGAGGGTGAGAAGGGCAAATTTAAAGCACGTAAAAACTTCTTATTGGATATAGCAACACCAGCTTACCTGGCACAAGAGACGGTCAGACATCTGGGGACGCAAACAAACAAATCATTCATCAAACCTGAGCTAGGCAAGATGCGTGTGGCAGTGACCGGAGATCTGTGGACCTATTTCTCTCAATCATGGTTAAACTATCTGACAGGGGAAGTATATCTGCAATGGCCTGGGAACACACTTGATGAACGTTTGGGCGAACAAGTTGCGAGAATGTCAGAAATGCAGGAAGCCGGAAAAGGTTACGCATTACCATTCGATTTTGCAGCCTTCGACCATCAACCCACATTAGATGAAGTCAAGATACTAGTACAAAAATTCTTACAGCGAGGAAAAGTGAATGTTCCTGACGCACATCTGCCTTTTTGGGAAAACATGATGTCTAAAACCGTACATAGTTTTAGCAATGCATTCTTGATTGCACGTGTGAACGAAACAATACACAAATGGTTGATTACTGGAGGAGTTGAGTCGGGCATAAGACTGACATCACTTCTGGGAAACTATTGGAATAATGTGATGACATCAATAAGCAAGGAGCTTGTGCATGACGCAGGCTACCATGGTGAGTTGAAATCTTGGTTAAGGGGAGACGACTCCGCAATTTATTCTGAGAGTTACTGGGGTGTGTTGGCAATGAGGCTAGCTTACATGGGGATCAACGCAGTGGGTAATGATTCAAAATATGGGATACACTTACGTAATTCCGAGTTCTTGCGAGTGTGGTACACACCTGAAAAATGCTTTGGTTATCCAAACCGTGCGATACCTGGAATATTGCAGCGCAAACC